CACAAAAAAGCAATTTCCAGTGTGGTCAGGTCGTGAAGGTCGCGGTTCGCGCGGTTGGTTTATTTATCCGACCTTGCGGAGAATCCAGCCTGAAATTGTCAAGCGTTGGGAAAACGCATTCGTCAAGGTTGTAAAGGAGTTTGACTAATGGCTGGCAGTCGTACCCTTAAACTTTCAATTCTTGGCGACGTTGACAACCTTAACAAATCGCTGAAAACCGCTGGAAAAGACGTTGAGACTTTCGGCGACAAAATGGGCAAGGTTGGCAAAATGGTTGGCGCGGCGTTTGCTGCTGCCGCTGCTGCCGCTGGTGCGTACGCAATAAAAATCGGCGTGGAAGGTGTCAAAGCCGCCATTGCAGATGAGAAGGCACAGACACAATTGGCATTGGCGTTGGAGAACGCTACGGGCGCGACAAAGGCACAAATTGCGGCAACTGAACAATCGATTCTTCAAATGTCATTGGCAACTGGTGTCGCCGACGACGAATTGCGTCCAGCATTGGGTCGCCTGGTCAGATCAACGGGAGACATCACCCAGGCACAAGACTTACTTTCAACCGCATTAGACGTTGCCACGGCAACAGGCAAACCGCTTGAAACGGTTGCCAACGCATTGGGTAAGGCGTACGACGGCAACACGGCTTCATTGGGCAAATTGGGCATTGGGCTTTCAGCTGCTGAATTGAAAACAATGAATTTTACGCAGGTACAAAGCAAACTTTCAGATTTATTCGGTGGGGCTGCTGCACGCAATGCCGACACTTACGCGGGACGAATTGCAAGAATGCAGGTCGCCTTCGACGAAGCCAAAGAAACAATTGGTTTTGCGTTGTTGCCTATTCTTGAAAAGGTCATCAACTTCATCAATCAAAACGCATTGCCAGCAATCAACGCATTTTCAAAAGCGTTTAGTCTGGACGGTCAAGGACTTGGCGGAACAATTACAACCGTCGGCAACATCATTACCAGCGTTTTCACGCCAATCATAAATGGCATGATCAAAGCCTTTTCCTATGTCAAAGACGCAATCGGTGACAACCTTGAGACATTCAAAGAATTTGGCGGTTACATTGCAACCTATCTTGCACCAGTTATCGGCACGGTACTGGGCGGGGCTTTACAGGTGGCGGGCAAAATTGCAGGCGGTGTTATTGACGTTATTGCAGGCGTTGTTCGAATCTTGAATGGTTTGATTTCCGGGGCGGTTGCTGGAATCAACGCACTGATTTCTGCTTATAACGCAATACCATTTTTGCCAAACGTTTCAAAGATTTCAACACCAACCGTCAGCGTTCCAACAATTAAGACACCGACAGTTTCAACTGCCGTTCCAAAAATTCCGACAATTGCAACGCCTTCAACCAGCGGCACAACTTCAACCGCGGGCGGTGGTGTCGCAACTGCTGCAAAGGTCGCTGCAACTGCTGCTGCCGCTTCAGCGGGAATTCCAAGCAATTTCAACGTGGGTTCATTCCGCATGGGTGAAGAAAAAGACCGTGTCGGCACAACTATTAACCTGACCGTGACTGGTGCGTTTGATAAAGAAGGCACTGCCCGCACAATTGTTGACACTTTAAACAATTCCTATTACCGCGGCACAGGTGGCGCAACTAACCTGCAAATAGCATGACGCAATGGAATCCCGTTTGGCTGGTTGAAATTGACGGTGTGGCTTACACAGAAGCGGTTTTGGCAAACCTTGCAATTCGGACTGGACGCAGCAACATTTATGAGCAGGCGCAGGCAGGTTATGCCAACATTCAGCTGATTGATCTTGCACAATCAACAATTCCAGTTTCAATCAATAGCAGTATTTCAATCCAAGTTCAGGACACATCAGGCACATACGTTCCCATTTTCGGCGGCAGCGTCGTTGACATTGTGATCGAAGTCCGCGACGTAGGTTCGACGACTTTCACGCAGACCTATTTGATCACGGCATTGGGTGCATTGTCCCGACTTCAAAAAGCATTGACCGACGGCGTTTTGTCAAAGGATTTTGACGGCGATCAAATCTTGTCATTGTTGACTGACCTGCTTGTTAACAACTGGAATGAAGTGCCAGCGGCATTGACTTGGGCAGATTACGATCCAACAGTTACATGGGCAACGGCTGAAAATACTGGGCTGGGTGAAATTGATACACCAGGTGAATACGAATTGCAGGCACGGTCATCAGAAAGAACCAACGTTTATTCGTTGGTTTCGGCGTTGGCGACTTCAGGGCTTGGCTACATTTACGAAAACGCCCAGGGGCAAATTTCTTACGCTGACGCGACACACCGCAGCCAATACCTATCAACGAACGGGTACGTCGATCTCACTGCCAATCAGGCGCGTGCGGCAGGGTTGCGTGTTGAAACCCGCGCAGGCGACGTACGAAACCAAATAACGATTCAATACAAAAACGGTCAGGAAGCAAGCGCAAGCGACGCGGGTTCAATTGCCACATACGGCAACCTTGGTCAGATCATCACCACAACGCTTGAAAAAACCGTGGACGCTGAATACCAGGCAGACTTTTACCTAAGCCTTAGAAAAGACCCGCAAGCCATTTTCAGCGAAATTACCTTTGACCTGACAAATCCTGAACTGGACAATTCTGACCGCGACAACCTTCTTAACGTTTTCATGGGTGAAGCGGTGGCAATCAATGACCTACCCGCCAACATGGGTTCAATCTTCCAGGGCTTCGTCGAAGGCTGGTCGTTCCAGGCTGGATACAACACCCTTTCAATTTCAATGATCGTTTCCCCAACCGCTTATTCATTGCAAGCATTGCAGTGGGACGAAATTGCCAACACATTTACCTGGTCGGGCGTGTCGCCAACGCTTGACTGGGCACGTGCAACAATTATCACTTAACGAAGGAGACTCAAATTACAAATCCCACAACCCCCTTTTCGTGGCAAATGCCGACGGCGAGTGATCTCGTTACGGATTTACCAGCAGACTTTGAAACATTCGGTCAAGCCGTTGCAACATCAATGGCTGACTTGCTTGGTGGCACAACAGGTCAGGTTTTGTCTAAGGCAAGCAACACCGACATGGATTTCACTTGGGTAACCAGTGACGACGCAAACGCCATTCAAAACTCAATTGTGGACGCTAAGGGCGATCTAATCGCAGCTAGTGCAAATGACACACCTGCTCGCCTTGCAGTCGGTGCAAATGGTGAGACACTTGTAGCAGATAGTTCCACTGCAACAGGTTTGCGCTATAACGCAAACTTCGCAGCGGGAAAAAATGCAATCATCAATGGTGATTTTGGTGTTTGGCAACGCGGTGCAGGCGCATTTACAGGTTTGACTGGCACTTATAGTTCAGATCGTTGGACATTTTATGGACAAGGTTCAGGTGTTTCCCATAGTGCAACACGCGAAACATTTACACCAGCAACTGCGCCCGTTGCAGGATACGAAGGAACATTTTTTTACAGAGACGTAATTACTTCAGGTGCAGACGCTGCAACTCAAATGATCGTTATCCAGAAAATTGAAGATGTCAGAAAATTTGCTGGCCAAACAGTTACAGTTTCCTTTTGGGCTAAAGCCAACACAGGCACACCAAAAGTCGGAATTGAGTTTTACCAAGATTTTGGTTCAGGTGGTTCAGGTGCAGTTTCAGGCACTGGTCAATCAGTAACAATTTCAACATCGTGGGCACGGTATTCAGCAACTTTTTCAGTGCCTTCAATTTCAGGTAAGACAGTCGGCACTGGTTCATCATTATTTTTAAATCTTTGGTTAAGTGCGGGTTCATCATCTGCAACGCGATCAGGAACAGTCGGCTTACAATCTGGAACATTTGACATTTGGGGCGTACAGGTAGAAGCAGGTTCAGTCGCCACCGCTTTCCAAACTGCAACTGGAACAATCCAAGGAGAATTAGCCGCTTGTCAGCGTTATTACTATCGTTTTACGCAGGCTGAAGGATCTGGTTTAACAGGTCAGGGAATAGCATCATCTACAACAGTCGCAAGATGTTTAATACAACACCCTGTTGTAATGAGAGTCGCACCGACATCGATGGATTACTCAACTCTATACGCTTCAGATTTTACAAATTATGATTTAACGGTTACATCAGCAACTGCTGCAATTCAAGGAAAATTCACTTCACGCGTGGATGTAACGGTAGCCTCAGGCTTGACTCAATACCGCCAAACATTTTTTGGACCCAATACAGGTGGCGGCTACATCGGCTTTAGTGCGGAACTCTAGGAGATGACAATGGACAATGTAACTTTTGTAACAATCGAAGAAGTAGACGGAACATCTGTTGAACACGCAATTATTGACCACGGCAATAACGAGTTCACTTCAATGACAAAGTCAGAATACGACCGCCGACAAGCGGAACAATCCACACCAAAGGTTTCGGATAAGTGACCTATCCTGACGGCACAAATGCCAGGTTGATCGAAGTCGCAGCAGCTGAAGTCGGCACAATTGAAGAAGGCGACAACCTGACAAAGTACGGCAAATTCACAAAGGCAGACGGTTTGCCATGGTGCGGTTCGTTTGTCAATTGGTGTGCAGCCCAGGCTGGTGTCAAAATTCATTCAGTCGTCAGCACTGCAATTGGCGCACATAAATTCAAAGAGATTCAGCGTTGGTCAGGTATGCCGCAATTAGGCTACCTGGCTTTCATGGACTTTCCACATGACGGCGTTGATCGCATTTCACACATTGGAATTGTTGTCGGTTTAATCGATTCCAAAACTTGTGTGACGATCGAAGGCAACACCAGCGGGACAGGCGACCAACGCAATGGCGGCATGGTCATGGTCAAGGTCAGATCGTACGGAGAAGGCAAGGAAATCGTCGGTTTCGGCATTCCAAAGTTTGTGCCGTATAAAGGCGAATTTCCAAAGATCGAAATACCTACAACGGCAGCAAAGCCAAAGAAGGAGACGAAAAAATGGTCGAAACCAAAGCCTTGATCGCGTCATGGGCGCGCTCATTCATGGCAGCAGCACTTGCGCTTTACATGGCGGGCGTTACTGACCCAAAGACCCTTGCAATGGCAGGGGTTGCAGCGGTTGCACCAGTGATTTTGCGCTGGCTTAACCCAAACGACAAAGCCTTCGGTTCTACGGGGAAGTGAACCGTCGATTCGCAGCGGCTGGGTTGGTTTGGGCACTTGCACTAACCCAGTCCGCTTGCGGGTATCAGGGGTGGACACGTTATGAATGCCAAGAATTCGACAACTGGTCAAAAGCGCATTGCCAAAAACCGCAATGCGTCCCGACTGGAACATGCACTGACGACCTACTTGGAATTGAATCGAAACAGACCCGCACGCCGTAAGTCATT